TTTAAAGAATAAAAATAAGAAAAAGATATAGAAATTAAAATGAGTGATGAGTAACTTATTAGCAATAGTTTCAAAACGAAAGCTTTATTGGAAACATTAGATTTGACTACACCATAAAAATTAAGTAAGCTTTAAAAATTTGAAATAGCTGATATGAATTTTAACGTTTAAGACATAGAAGCCTACCCAGATATTGATAAAAATAAAGAAGCTGATAATAGCGTTGAAATGAGCTAAATTGATAGAATTAGTGATGTTGATACCATTAAAGAACCAATTAAAGTTAAAGAATTTTAACTCCCAAGTTAATGGCGACATAAAATGTAGCTTCTCAACACTGATAAAAATATAAAAGTATGTTATGATCCTGAATTTGAAATCTTGGATTATACTTAGCATATATAAAAATTATTAATAGAATTAAGCAAGTTTAATATGATGATATACATTAATGTTGCTTGTAAACGATAGTACGATAACTGGGTCATAAGAGCTGGTTATCATGGGTTTAGCGTTAGATTAGCAACATAGAACTCTGGATTAATAGTTTATAATGGTACTTTATTGCAACCTTGGAACATAAGAGTTTAATATGTTTAAGATTATGCTGATTTTTATAGAGATACTAGCTTCGTATGGCGATTAGGACCTAATATATAATTAATTATCAAAACTGATATCATGGATTAACTTTTGGGTTAAACCTTGTTGATGTAAAAATTGACGATGGAGAGCAATGGGTAAAAAGTATAAATAACTGCTCTTCGTACTGCTGTTGATTAGGTTCGAACAGATTTTTCCAATGCCATAATAACATCCGATACTTTATATGAGCAACGTATTAATAGAGCTGTAAGAAATTATGGCCCTGCTGAAGTTAACGGAGTGGTTGTAACTTTGCATGATGTTTAATCAGAATATAAATAGATATATGCTGACGCTTATCAATATTTGGTTGTTGAAGCAATTTAAATATAAGGGGTTCATGAAACCAAACTAACTACTGACTAAACCATTGTTTACAAACCTATAAAATAAGTGGCTAAAATGTACTCAGCTTTTGCATGTATAGTTCAAAGCTTATAATATTTGGGTGCAATAAAATTATAAGCGCATGGATCTTTTAAAACCGCCCTGTTTAGAAGTGTTTGTTTTTTCGCTTTACAATATAGTAGTTATAAGTTGGTATAAAAATTATGGTTTTTACCAAACTAATATAAAAATTATGAATATACAGTGTAAAGAAAAACCATTATGTAAAGAACATTAGACCTTGTAAATGAATATAAATATTAATTTTTAGTATCTATAACCGCAGCTTTACTTACACCAAATGTACTTAGTAACGTTATGAGTTACTTTAAATAAAATGAAGTTATATAAGGAGTGACTAACTATTTATACAAAACTGAGAGAAAATAATTAACGAAAATTCATGTATCTGAAGAAACACTCTAAGAAATACTTAAAGTTATAATAGGGTCATAACCAAAAGCTTTAGATGCTGTTATATAACATGTACAATTGAAAGAATTTAAAAAATGCCTTTTGTATAATAGAGTTATAATCAACAAAGTTCGAATTAATTTAAATGGTTAGTTAATAGAAGATTTGAATGATCATAATATAGCAGCTATATATGAATATTTATTACAATATTGCGGATGTTGTGAGCAAAGACCAAAAAGACCTTTATATGATTAAAATTTTAAAGATTATAGTAAAGCATTACATAGTTATGGTGGATGTCCAATTAATACGTTCACTTCTATTTTTTGGAGACATGGTGGAACACATTTAACCTATAATCGTCATATGGCCACAGATTTCATTTAAACGAGTTAAACAGGTAAATTTTTAGTTGATTTAATTGACAATGTAAATAATGATAGGTAAGATCCAGATGTTGCTACATATTTACTTAAGATTAAAGAAGAACAACCAAGTAAAATTAAAAAATATAATTAATATTGGAAGTAACTGAAAGGCTGTATGGATTTTAATTATAATTTTAAAGCTTTCAATAAAAGCTCAGAATGGGTTATGAAAGATATTAATTTCGATATGGATTCCAAAGGCCCACCAAGACTGATATGGGATCCACCATAAGCGGTTATTATTTATGGAGGGGCTGTTTGCTAGGTTTTACATAGAGCATTATTAAAAAGTAACTCTATAGGTATAGCTAGAAAACCTGAATGGCTAAAATAACGATTCGTTGATATGATAAGTGGTTTTGAAGATCCGGTTTTTATGGGTTATGATGGATCCAAATTTGATAGCCATCAACATTGGGCTTTTCGAAATAATATAGATAATTTTGTTTATAATAAAACGTAGTTATATGAAAGATTGTTGATATCACCATAAGAATAATTATAAGCTTAAGCTATTAATACGGGTAAGCGATAAACTTTATAAATGTTTGTAGGAAAAGGGAAGAACAAACATCTATTTATGACTTGCTCTGTAGTTGGTACTATGTGTAGTGGGAAAGCAGATACAGGAGATATGAATTCCATTAGGTCAAAATGTTATGTAGATTATCATATGAAGGTAGCTAATATAACTAAATATTAAGATTTAGTGGCTGGTGATGATGTATTAATAGTTATTGAAAGAACAGATATTTAGCGTTTTAAAGAAGCTGCCACTAGATGTTTTTCACCTGTTGCTTATGGAGTACATGGTTTAGGCCAGTGCGTTAAAGAAGTAATATAGTATTAAGATGGTTATTTAGGCTTTCTAAGTAAAATAGGTAGTGTTTTAGCGCCTGAATGTTTATTTTTAAGGAATCTTGATAGATATTGCAACATATAGTTATAATCAGATTCAGGTTATGCAGATAATAACGTACTTAGAGTTGGGTTGGCGAATGCTATGTTGAATGTTGGTATGGATCTATTAGTTATTTAAAAATATTTACATCATATGGCTAAACCTAATAAAGCTGTTATGGCTGACATTATAGAGGGATATACTAGCAGTTATTATAGGTATTTTGTTAATTAAGAAGTTTATTCCACGGATGTATATAGTGATGTATAATATTCAGATATGCTTACAAAAGTAGGAGAGGAGTAGAGCATAGGTGCTTACTTTGAATAAATAAATGTTGCGCAGGGTTCATTTGTGTCTGTGATAGATGGTATATATATACCTGCGGCTCATAAATAATAATATTGTTTTTATAAAAATTCTGTTATTATGTATGGCGGTACCAATTCTTTTAGTAGAGTTGATTAATCTACGTCTTAATACGTCATAGATCGAAACCAAAAATTTATTACTTAATATTTAACATTATCGGAAAAGGATAAGTTAGCTATCCCTTCAACGTTGAGGTAGTTAACCGAAGTTATTGGCGGCCAATAACTCCATGCAGCTGTAGGTTACACAGCTACTTGTGATAAGTTGTAACAAGAAAAATTAAAAGTCTTAGTTGGTGGAACCATCTAAGCCGAGATTCGTGAGCTTAAAAATGAATATGCTAAGAAAAATAGAGGTATTATACAAAGGGGAGCGTTCATAGAATATTTAAATCAGAATCTCAGTGATAAAAATTATAAACAATTTAACCCTAAATTAGTTATGCCTGCAGCTAATAAAGTTAGGAATAAGAATAAACCTAAGTAAAAATAACGTACATCTGTACCAAAGTTAGGTCTTACTAAAGGATAAAGAGTCACTATGATTGTAGGGCGAAATTAAATAAAATAATATAATTAAAGGATTTAGGATATGGACCCTTAAGATAGACGTAATAACTAGATGAAGAAATTTGACAAAAAGACGTTTAATCCTTTTGTTAAGTCTGTTTTGAAACCTTTTTCAACAAATCCTATAAAACCTTATTTTGATTACCCATTAAACACATCTATTTTTGAGTAAACTATAGAGTTAAATTTGACAGCCACATCGGGTGTAACTACTACTGCCCCTATTCCAACAGGAACCTCCGGATTTGCTGTAGCTATATTTCCACATGCATTTAATGATTTTACTAGTTTTAATAACGGAACATCATTTTAATTAGGATAAATAGGTAGTAATTTGCGATTTATAAACGTATTTGTAGCAGGTGTAGGAACTTATGGAGATATTGTAAATAATGTTGTAAGCCCAATGAATGGTTTCTGGGGTGTTAACAACACAGTTGGAGCTCGATGGATATCAGCTAGAGTTATTAGATGTGGTATAAGGTTGATACCTACTTCACCTCAAATTACTAGAGCTGGCGTTGTGTAAATAGTACAAATACCAGGGAAAGATTTAGATATAGTGGTTTCAGGAAGTTAATAAGCAGTTACTGTACCTTTTCCTACTGCGGTTTAAATGAAAACTTACTCTACAGTATATGAAGCGCCTAATGCTAGTAATATTAAATAGCATGATTACGCATGGATACCAACAGATGTTATAGATGCTACATTTTAATAAGATTAATTAAGTTCAAACAATACCAGTGGGAACATTACTAATTTCTCTGGTGATATGGAAGCTGTAACTAATCATTGTAGGAATGGTATATACATACTAGTTAATAATACTAATAGTATTGATACCTTTAGATTAGAAGTTAAGATTAGTTATGAATATGTACCAACTACAAGTTTTAAAGCATGGGCTGATACTCAAGGACCAAGAGCCATTTTAAATGATCAATAAGCACTTAAGAACCTAGTTTTAGCTTAACCCTAAATTTAAGCAGACCAAGATAGTAATTCCTTCTTTTCGTTAGATAATTTGAAAACATTGGGCCAGAATGTATACTAAGAGGTTAAAGCAGAAGGGCTCAGAACCTTAATGGCTACAATGTTTTGAACATGACCATAACCCCGGATCAATTTATCTATATATATAAGCGCCACGTTTATAGGGAACGTGGCGCCCCGTCGTAACTACGTGATATGTTACCATTGATATGAGATGAACTTAGTAAGCTTAATTTAGCATCATATTATTGACAACTCTTTAGATCGATTATTTATTTATATTCAGTGTATAAAAACGCATCGATTGTCAATACCTTTTTAACCAAGCAACCACACTGAATAGGTGCGCAAGGTAATAAGTTTTTTATACTGTTTTTAATAAAATAATACACGGGTCGACCTTTAACAGACCTTATTTTAATTAACATAAAAATTGTACGAAGCAACATAAG